GGTACTAATTCACATAGTTTCATTCTTTCACCGTCCATTTAACATCCTTTAACGCGTTCCATTGTAGAATTGCTGCTGATGTTCTGTTAGACCTTGTTCCTTTGTCCCATAGTCTGTATACTTCGTATGCTGACTCACTCATTGTTATGGTTACTGTTGGCATTATTTCAACCTCCAAGTGGCTGAGCATGCAGTGCATTGGACATAATTGTCAGTCCAAATTTGCACTGTAGTGTTTTCACAGTAATGTCCGTTAGTATGTTTTGTCCCACAAATCCTGAGGGTCGCTTTTTCGTTAATGGTTTGCGCCATGTTTTACCCTAGGGGCCACTGATATATAACTATTATTATTATTTTTTTTGCAGTTAGCCATTAGGCCAAGGGTATCTCTCGGCAGGTAAATATAGGCATGGTATGCCATGGGGGTGGTGGTGATAAGGGACTTAGATGGCGGTGGACCATCTTAACTGGCCTCGGGGCGGCTCCGCCGCGAAGATTATAATCCTAGGCTGTATGGCCGTAGCATGGCTAAGAATAGTGGCGATGTAATATTAAGAGACAGAATGCAATTCGATTTTGATGGTTCTGGAGATAGAACGACCTTATACGGAAGAATTGACCTTTCAGCATATGTGAACCCAGTTGAGCGTTCCGGACTTGCTGTAAAGCAAATGTTCTTCCAACTTCGTTCCCCAAATGGTGGAACTAACACGGGTATCTTTGACCCAGTTGGAGCAATTGTGAGCCTCGGTCCTGAGGTTAGCACACTATCTTCCATCAAAATGTGGCTTTCAACTAGAGCGTATGAGAATGCGGTTGATGTTGGGATTGCTTCTCCTGATGTTCTTTGTGTTTGGGAACGCAACTCGGTGGCTGGTAACACGGTTTACGATGGTGCTACTCCTTCCACCTCTGCTTCTATCCTTATTCGTGACCATTGGTATGGTCCTGAAGACCTACACCCTAGTGGCTACACTGTTGTATCCGACTTACTAGTCGGTATCGCTGCTGAAAAGTGGGCGTCCGAATTTGACAAGACCATTGAGTTGGATGTTGTACTAATAGCGGAACCAGTCAAGGTTACTACAGAACGAATGAACGAAATCCTAAGTCAGGCTCAAGACCTTTAAGGAGGCCTTTAGGTGGCTAAAGGTAAAGTAGGGAAGGAAGCACTTGAGTACCTCTCCAAAACAAAGTTCGCAAGAGGAGCCGGAATTGCTGGTGGCGCTCGAGCGGCAGAAGAAGCAATCTCCAACCCCTATGCTCAAGCGGGCCTTGGTGCAATCGAAGGTGCGGCTCTTGGTTCGGCTCTTGGTCCTATGGGGGCTGTTGGAGGTGCTGTCGCAGGTGGGCTTCTCGGATTCGTGCTTGCAGATGGTGAGAGAATTATTCCTGTTGATATGATTGCTATTCCTGCATATCAGTATTCAGCAATGTTACAAGGTAGAGAACCTACCTTCCAAGTTTTCATCAAAGAAGGAGAAGTGGTTTCCCCTGTAATGCCTACCGATTATGAGATGGCTGGAGCCTTGGTTCTTGAAGAAAATCTTTCAGAAGCCAAACCTAAAAGGAAACTTTCAGCATGGCAACGCTACATCAAGGTGAAGAAAAACAAAATCTTCTTTAAAAGTGGAAAGCGTAAAGGCCAATTAAATCTCAAAGCAATGGGAGCAGCATACCGTAAAGGGAGGAAGAACTAATGCCAATCAATGAAATAAGAGATACAATTCAAGGAACCGTTACTATCGGGGACGATGGAAGAGGATACATGTCGAGGCTGATTAACATTAAAGATGGATTCAGAAATGAAATCCTTGCAATAGATGTATTCAACGACAACCTCACTTTTAGAAACGCAGAGGGTTATACGGAACCAACTGGATATCAAATCTATGTTTCACCGTTTCCTATTCAACCTACAAACGAACTATGGGGTCCTCAGGGAACTCAATTACCAAACTCCGGGCCTATGGCTGGAGATGAACAAGTGTTTTACAAGAAGCAAACTATGACAAAATCGGCTTCTCTTAATACTTCCAATAATGAAACTGTTAATCAATTCCCTAGTGCTCAGTTAGCACCAACCCCCACTAATACTTGGTACAGTCCTCATTTATACTTGACAATCCTTATTTGGGGCCAAGAGACAACTGAATGCGACATTAAGTATAGTCTATTCATTAAGGTAAAGCAAACAAAAGCGAATACCACTTCAGTATCTATGGGACAATACAAGGAGTTCCTTGATTCCCAAGCACGACTTTTAACTGATACATTGGTATCATTAGACCCATTACAAGTACCGGGTTATACTTTCCCTATGTGGAGGTATGGTGGAATCAGACCAGAGATAATGATAAGCGGAACCACTGCACTGCGATACTTCAATCGAGTGGCGGCTGCTGCTAATCAAGAGATGACTTCGAGAGGCGCGCTTGAAACTGCGTATCAAGAGGCGACAGAAATGGTTAATTTCGATGCTGCCTTTGGTGACGCCGCTCTGAATCTACCTGAATGGATAACTCTCATGGATGTTGCAGGTGTAACATCTGGAATTATTAGGCAATATCCGCCACCATTGAAGTTCTTTGACAATGGTAACACAATGATGCTTTAACGAGAACCATTCCAAGCAATTGATTCTAATGATTTGAGTATTGCCGCCATGATGGCGATTAATTCGTCTGCTTGGTCTTCACTCATTCTTCGTCCTCCATAATTAATTCTGCATGAATGTCAGGATATAATTTTCTGAGGTCCAAGCAAATTGTTTGATATGTATGGATTTCATAACACAAAGCCGTCGCATATGCTTGTAATTCTCTTTTTGTCAAACTCATAATATAACTATACTTCATTCTTCTTCCTCCTCCAAACATTCACAACCACACTTAGATGTGTGCCACTGAGTTTGTGTATTTTCACAAATCAATTTCAATTTCATTCTTCTTCCCTCCAATTCTTAGGCCAATGCTTATTTATAAAATCTAAGGCAAAAAATTCAGCCAATTCTGTTTTTGTATATCTTTTCATTACTTGGTCTATTTTCCATTGTATCTTTTCTTCAACATTCATTTTTCTTCCTCCTCAGGTTGGCAACACGGGCAACACGCCGTTGCCATTTCTTTTGGTACTAATTCACATAGTTTCATTCTTTCACCGTCCATTTAACATCCTTTAACGCGTTCCATTGTAGAATTGCTGCT